CTAATGGGAATGTTGGAAATGGCACAAACCAAAATAACACAAGACATGGCAAGATCGGCCACAGCCCTTCCAGTTATAAAGAATCCCGTGCTCAGGGCCCGTCTCATTGCAGCCACCATTAAGCTACGAGACGCAAGGCGCATGGAACTTATCGCAGAAGGTAAGATGAAGCTTCCAGAAAGAATGTCACCCGGAGATGTAATCGAGTGGAAGCCTGGGATGTCCATGAAAATTCTTCGAATAAATCGTGGTGGGCACATGGACGTCGAGCTTGACGGGAGAAGGGTGAACTTCGTACTTCCCAACAAGCACTATAAAGTACTACGATCAGGCCCCCCTAAGAGGAATTGGTTACAGAGAGGAATGGGTGCCTCTAAAACAGCAGGTGACGACCTTGCTCTTATACCGGCCGATGACGAAGAGGAGTACACCGACGAAGAGTCGGAAGCTGGCATGGTGGAAGAGGCGCTGGAGTTTGCGGGGGACCAGATAGCCCCTCGCACAACGAAGAACGTCAAGGAAATGGTAGCAAAGCTCGACATGGGCCTATCACTCGACACAGATTTCAAATTCAGTGACGACGATGATGACGACGCGGAAAATGATGAAGAGGCTGTTGGGAGGGACGACGAGGGGATGGATGATGGATCATACCCCGCAGGTCCCCGTACTGAATCAAGCAAGTCAAGGTATCACGTAGAGCCTGCACACGGGCAAAGCCTAGTAGACGTACTACAGACAACAGCCAACCTCGACAGCCTCCTTACTCGCATAGATGCGGTAGCGAATGGGTAGGCCCCGCAAAAGTAACGAAGAAAACTCACACCTACTAGACCTTGACGCACTAATAGGTCAGGTCATAGACGCGGGCCTGGATCCTTCGGTATTCGACGTAGCCCTGGACGTAGAATACGCCAAGAACGTAATAGATTTCGCACTCTCCCCTGAGTACATGAACACCAAGCTCTGGTCCAGGCAGGCAGAGCAGGCAGTCCGTCTATACTGCGAATATTGCCCCCAGTGTTCCGACATGGACTTCCTCGACGACGTACCCGTGGATGCAGCCATGGGAACGTTTAGGTCCCGTGTGGTACTTCTTGAGTATGGTGTTTGTCCTGAGTGTGACAAGAATAAATGCGATCTTTTTGATCAGCTTCCATTTGAGTTAGTGAGCTGCCTGGGGCAGCGGTCCGGTAAGACCGCCCTGATCGGGGGTGTCATAGCCCCCTATTACATCCATAGGTTCCTACAGATCCCAAACCCAACCAGATACTACGGGTTGATGTCTAACACCTTCTTCCAGATGACCTTCGTGGCTGTCACAGCCACCCAGGCATACGAAACCCTGTGGAGCGCCTTCAAGGGGGCAATTTCAAGCTCACCTTGGTTCAAGGACTACATTCTCAAGTTAAAAGAGGTTGAGAAGGAAAGAGGATTTGAGAAGGGAACTCTAGTCAAGGTAATGGATTCTGTTGTTTGGTTTGGGAACAAGCAACTTGGGTGCTCGTACGCCGCCGCAGATATGAAATCTTTGCGTGGTCGTACCCGTGTATTTGCAGGCATCGATGAATTGGGATGGTTTAACACAGCTGAATCGCGTAGAGCAAACTCAGACGAGACCTATGCCGCCCTTTCCAACTCGCTTAGAACCCTCCGGTCTGCTTCAGACCTATTATGGTCCAGGGGTGAATACAATACCCTCCCCGGATTCATGGCTAACATCTCCTCCCCAAGCTCTCAGTACGACAAAATAATGCGTCTACTAAAAGAGGGTGAGAGGGACAACAGAAAAGAGTGTTTTCACCTGTCGTCATGGGAGGCGTCCCCTCTTATCACCAGGGAAAGTCTCGCGTCCGAGGAGATTAATGATCCCGTAAAGTTCTGGAGAGACTTCGGAGCAGTGCCTCCCCTGGCCAACAACCCGTTCATAGAGTCGCAGGGTGCCGTAAAGAGCATGCAGACCCCTACCCTCCCCCTGTTCAACTGGAGAATAAAGTACGTAACTGACCAGGTGAATAAGAACATGCGGTACGTAGCCGCAGAAATATTAGGAAAAGTACAGGATCGAATGACACCACGGCTTATTGCGGTCGATGGTGGTGAAAAGCAAAATGCGTTCGCAATCGGTGTATTCAGGATGGAGCCCACCGGGGCAGGCGATGAATTCAAGGTTATACTTGACGCGATAATAGAGGCAAAGCCAGAGAAGATCGCGGAGACGGGCGAAGTTATTCCTGTCCATTTTCCCAGTATGTTCAATCTCGTACTGGGATTATGTGATCCAAACAAAGGCCTTAACGTAAGGGCTGTTCTCTACGACCGGTGGCAATCCACTGGCGAAGTTCAGCGCCTACGAGACATGCGTGTAAAGGCTGAGAAGTATTCACCTAAAGAGCAGGACTTCAAAACCCTTAGAAACCTTGTATATTCAGGTAACTTCAAGACTCCTCGCTGGGAGCATCAGGAGTTGTCTGACCTGGATGTTACGAACATAACGCAGGTTAGAAAGTCGCCCTATACACACCTAGCCGTCCAATTTGCTACAGTAAGAGAAGTAGGAAAAAAGATAGTAAAACCAGAGGTAGGAGATGACGACCTGTGGAGAACCTGTGTTCTCGCAACTCGCTACCTGGTAGAAAACAAAAAAGAGTTCATGGCCACGCCTGCTAGAAAAAAGGGTCACGGGGTCACGGTAGGGTCAGTCGCTTTCAAATCAGGATCAAACTACTTTAAGGGCAGTCGAACTACTACCAGCATCGGTTCGGTCAAAGGTAAGTACAGGCACTAGGGAGAATACATGTCTACGCCGGTTGAGAAATTCATTAGAGAGACGCACAAGCAGTACAACGTAAAGTACGCGCTAACCTCAGAGAATGTGCGAAGGTTCCGTTATAAGCTGGCTGCCGCTGACATCAGCGGCTCTGTGTCCGTAGAGGACGAGCCCCTTGCGAGGGACATCATTCTGGCCGACTACGACCAGGGCGATAAAAGCATAAGAACTGCGTCCGCCACTGGATCCGGCGTCATGGCCAGGTCGTTGCGAAACGCGGGAACGTGTCCCCGCTGCCGTCAAGGAATGACATTCACTAAGCTAGCGGAGTCGGACGAGGTCCGTTACTGTGCAAGCTGTCATGTATGCGTCCCTGTGGGGTGATCTGTGAGTGAGCTAGAAGACCTAGTTGTAGACCTGATCAAGAACGGGTACGTACAGGAAGCTGACGCTCTTGTCGAGGCCGCCGGGGGCATGTCTGAGGAAGCTCAGGACAAGCAGCACCGCTTCTTCAGTAAGGCCGTGTCTGATTCCGGTGAGTACGTGAACGACAAGCACGTGTCTATAGACCCAAAAAAGAGAGTAATATCGTTCAGGGCGGACGGTATTAGTGTCATTAAGTTCCCTAGATTTCTCACTCGTCTACTTCACTCTCTAAATAGTGTAGGAAACACAACGTACTACCTAGGAAAAGTCAGACGAAGCGGGCACACTACGGTGGAGATACACATCGGGTCATAAAATGGATAACGACGAAGACAGTAATACCCCGTATAGCCCAGTGTTCCTTCACCAGGACGCTAAGGGTACCACGGACACTTCTAAGTCGTTGGACCAGTCTGGGTACGCCACCGAGTCGCGACCTGCCCCTGGGGACTGCACTGGGTATGAAGCAAGGCTAGATGACCTACGGCTTATGACTCCTTACCTCAGTGAGCTTAAAAAGAGGCTAGGCAAGTCCTGTTACGTTCTTCAGTTTACGTCTCCATTTGACTTTGATTCAATCCCTAATGAGTTCAGGGAAAAGGACCGACCTCTCTTGTGGAAGATTAAGATGCCAGGTGTCACCGGGTGGGTTACAGACCAAGACCGCAAGACATTTTACTTTCCATCAAGCAATCACTCCAGCCGTTTCTTGAAAAAAATGACTGAAGACGCGTCTAAATCCGTGCCTCTAGATGAAGTTCTAGATGCTCGTGACAACCTCAACAAGCTACTTCGGTAATATATGTCCAGTGTTAAGTTTGATTTTGAGAGAATGCGTCTTGCGTCTGTTCGCAAGAAAGCGTTAGGGCCTGGAAGTAGCAGCAGCTTCGGGTTTGGAAGTGGCGGAGGTGGTGCGGGCGGAAGTTTTGCAGGCCCCTTTGGGGCAGGTGGCGGTCGTGGAAACTCTCACAACAGGTATAACCCTGTATATGACGACCTTTCGGAAGGGTCTATCATTGAGCAGTTTATGCCGGTGGATCCAAGAAGACTCCACAGGATATGGAGAAGGATCTACCTGCAGGATCCAGTAGCGGGCCCCGCAGTAGAGCTGTACAAAGAACTTCCCTGGTCAGACTTTCAGGTCCTTGGCATCGACGACTCTCACATCACAAAGATGTACACGGACACCCTCAACGCAATTAACATAACTCAGTTATTGCCGGAGCTTTCGGCAGAGTTCCTTACGATGGGTAAGGTCATCGGTCACCTTTTGATGAATGAGTCCAAGGGGTACTGGGACAAGATAATTGTCCACGACCCTGACTGGATTCGAGTAACGCCTATACCCATTCCAGGGTTCCAGCCTAAGCTTGACATCATCCCCACCCCGGAGATGAGGTCTTGGTCTCATTCTAAGGATGAGCGTGATATCGAGGCGCAGGAAGAGGTTGGGGACCTCGTTGACCTGATCAGGCATGGTCAGAACATACCTCTCCCTCCAGAACAGACCTTCTACATCCCCCGTAAGACTTCTCCCTACGATGTAATTGGTGCATCAGCTTATACCCGAATCATCATGTTCGTGGCCTATGAGAAGGCTTTGGTCAACGCAACTATCGCTGCCTCCCGAAGAAGAGCGTCTAGAATCAGGCACATAACTGCCGGTATTGACGATATCTGGGAGCCGAGCAAAGAAGAGCTTGACGACATCTCTGGCCTGTTCATGCAGGCAGACGAGGATCCCATCGGGGCCATCGTTGTCACCAGAACCGGAGTTACAGCGAACGAGGTAGGAGGATCTACTCCTCAGGACATCGTCAAAATCTCTGACGAATGGGAGTTCCTTCTTCGGGGCAAACTAAATGCCCTTGGGGTTAGTGAGGCTTTCCTTACAGGGGAGGCTACTTACAACACCCTTGAGCAGCTAATGTCAGTCTTCTTGGAGAAGATCAAGGCATTCAGGAACTTCTTTGTCAAAACACTTATTCTTGACAAGATCCTAAAGCCACTTGCGATAAAGCATAACTTTGTACATCGCAAGAAGGCTGAGCTAGCCCACCGTATAAGGGTAGCCCGCGACCCTGCTGACCAGCAGTACATTCTGCCCTCCATTGTTTGGGAAAAGAGCCTACGTCCCGTTGCCGACCGAGATTACCTAGAGATTCTTGGTATGATGGAAGAGAAGGGTATCCCTATTACCCTTCGTACCTGGTCTGGATCTGCTGGATTTGACCTCGGGTCAGAGACAGAGCAGTTCAAGGACGACATCACTACGCGCAGAGAGATGGCGTCCCAGCGTAAGAAGATCACTGAGCAAGCACCTGAGGCGGCCGGCGGCGGCGGTGGTATGGGTGGCGACATGGGCGGCATGGGAGGTCTCGGTGGGGACATGGGTCTCGGCGGTCTCGGCGGCGACATGGGCGGCATGGGAGACATGGGCGGCATGGGTGACATGGGCGGCATGGGCGACATGGGTGCCGGTG